GCTGATGAAAAAGAATTAGAAGAGATTAAACGTATTGAAGAGGATTTTAGTTAATTAAAAAAAGTTAGCAGATCAGTTGCTGGTCTGCTTTCTTTTAAGTATCTTTAGGTATTAATAATTAAAACAACAAGTTATGTTAAACAAAGAAGTAGTTTCAACTACAGTACTAGCAGTTCTAGTAGTATTTCAAGTAGCAGTATTAATCTCAGCAGTAATGCAAAACATCTAATCAAATAAGTTATGTCAGATCAAGAAAAGTTTTTACAGTGGTTAATTAGAATGGGAAACATCCATACAGCAGACAATGTTAGAATGGAGAGAGCATATCAGATTGTAAAGTAAGAATAAGTTTGTTGTGTAGGTGGCTTGGAAGCCACAAAGGGAACAGGGATCGCATCCAAAAAGATGAAGTGAGCGTAATCACACCCTAAGTAATGTCGTGTTATTCTGCAGGTTCGAGTCCTGCCTCAGCATCAAAATTTGGTTCCTGTTATACAAATAGAAATAGGCAAGCAGGATGTGTTGTGTGGTGTAATGGTTAGCACTTACTGTAATCAATCAGTAATATCTCGGCAGGTACGGGGTGGTGCAGGTTCGAATCCTGTCACAACATCAAAAATAAGCAAGGGCAGGTTAAACCCTAGGATTGCAATGGTCCTAGCTTAATTTTTACAATTGGATCTGCAGGTCCAGGAGAGGTCTGGTTAAAGTGGGCAGTGCCAACACAGGAAGTTCGAATCTTCCCTCTCCACAAAATAAATTAAAAATAATTGAATAAAAAGTTGCAAGTAGTAGATTAAAGGAGTATCTTTAGGTATTAATAATTAAAACAACAACAAACATGAAAAATTATTCAAACGAGATTGCAGAATTAGAATTACTTATTGCTGGAGTTAAAAAAGAGTGTAGTGAATTGGAGATTGGTAATGCATTGAAAGTTAAAGAAGTTTTAGATTCTTACTTCAATCCTTTTCAGGAATTAGAGATTCAAGTTGGTAGTACTTCTGCTTCTTTCTATATGAAAGATAATTTAGGAATTAGGAGAGAAGTATTTAGTCTTTACTTTTATCAAAGACTTCAAGGATATACTTTGTTAGAAATTTCTTACTACACAACTTCCACTCATTCAGACTTCGAATTAGAACGTCTAATAAATTTAGGAAAAGTTGCAAAGATTGTTCTAGAAAAGTCTGAACAGATCTTGAGAGAGATTTCTGAAGTGAGAAATCAAGATCTAGGAAGATCAAATGAATTATTTTCTATTCAGAATGGATATGAGAAAGAAATTGCTGAGTATAAGAGAAGGTTGCTTTTCAGAAGAAAACTTGAGATTGAACTTCTTTTGATGGGAGATGGTGTAGTTTTTGATGAGTCTGTTTATGTTGAGTTCAAAAGAAATTATTCAATCAAAGTTAAATCATTAAAGATGATTAATGTTTCTAAATCAGGAAAAACTTGTACTATAGTTTATTCTACTAGAGATGGATTTAGTACAAGAGAAGAGAATTGTAATGTCCCAAAATAACAAGCAAGTAAATGAAAGCAAGTTGTGTATTAACAGAAGGTGATATCCGTAATCTATATATTACTGCAAGTGCAGGAATGAATGAAGCACTAAGTAAAGGAGAAGAGTTTGATCCTCAGACCTTTATGCAGATGGTTTTTGATATGTATGAAGAAGATGGTGATCCTGTAACTGGAGCATTATTTATTCAGCAGTTACCTACTATTATTGGTACTATTGCAATTAAACCTTCTATGAGAGGTTTAAAACTCAATAAGACAATTGACCTTGCTGATTTAAGAGATGACTTTTTAGATCCTGTATCTGGTATTGATAATGTATTAAAAATGTTTAATGCACAAGCTGACCCTGCAGGTTTAAAAGAACTTGTCAATATACAAAGTGGACCATGGATGCGACTTTGTTTCACTTCACACTCCTTTTGCAAATCCAAGTGCTAGTTTAATACGTTTGACCACTCTTGGGTCATTAAAATTTGGTTGATACGTCATCTCTTATCGTTCTATCTGAAAAGTTTGTTCTATTGTGTCAGAATCAGACAATAGTTGTTGTCTGAGTTCTTGTAGTTGAGCAATTGGTCTGTAGATAAATGCATTGCAAGGCATGTTAACTTCTACCCAGATATGAATATCCTGGAATTCCTGAATGGTGTCTGGATAGAAGTACAATCTACAATTACGAATTTCTGTATGCATTTAATGATTTCAACAAGTTGCAGCAGAGGAAATCAAATAGATAACCAACAAAATATCCCAATGGGAATGCAATCATCGTACTAACAACTGTAATTAATTCAAACATAATATATCTCCATCCAATTCTATACTAATAATCTTACCGTTCTCGTATGTAACACGTAGAACTTCATCTTTCTTCAATTCCAAGAAATCCTCAAAGCCTCTACCTGTTTCTTTTTTATACTGTAAATAAGCAGCTACATCTTCAGGTAGTGGCTCAGCTTCTTTACGCTCAGCAACCAAATCATCCAATGAGTTAATCTGCTTGTTATATCTTTTACCAATATATGAAAGAACGTCTTCGTCTTTTAACTCAACCTCAGTTGGTTGATGTTCCGGTTCAGGAACACTTTGCAATGGTTCCGGTTCCGTATTATTCTCTTGACTTAACGATTCCTCGTGTTTCTCAAGTAATTGTTGTTCCACTTCTTGAACACTCTTTGGTTCAATTATGTCTAATGCTCTAACTTTTAATTCCATTTGATTTAATTTAATTTATACAAACTTATACAAAAATTTTGACATTTTTAACGAGGCTCAAATTCAGCTAAGTCAAACCCATCTAAGCTATCCTCGTTTGACTCAAAAGTCATAGGAGGAAGATTGTTCTTTCTTTGATTAATTAACTTAGATTGCTCGGTGTTTTGTTGACTAATTCTTTTTGCTTTTGCGTCCTCTTTCATCTCTTCTCTTGACTTTAAGTCGTTCATCTCCATACCACGTAATTGCATACTATACTCAAACTCCTCACGCATTAATTGAGACTTAAGTCTTGCTTCACTTTCTGAACGCTGAATATCAAAAGCCACCTCAGCCTGTTTAATCTGCATCTTTGAATTGGTTTCCATTTCAATCTTCTGCATAGCTACCTGACCTGCCAACTCTTGAGACTTCAATTGTTGTTGAGAAATCATAGCTTGCTTCTGCATCTCCATCTTCTCCTCACGCTCTTGAGTCTTAACTCTCTTAAGTTTCAATAGCTGATTGGCAAGTTTAAGATTGCGAATCTCACGGATGTCAATTGCGTCCTCAAGATTAATGTCACCCTTAGATAATGCCATTTGGATATTAGCCTCAAGCTGCGCTTTTTGCTCTTCATCAGGTGAAACCTCAATGAATATACCAAAGTCATAAATATAAAGTTCTTTAATCTCTTCTAATATAGATACGTTGTACTTTCCAATTTGATTTGCAAACTCATCTTTAAAGTCAGCATATTGTAAAATGTCAGCAATCCTATATGTTAAAGCCTCCGCTAATGTACGATATACATACAAAGAACCTTCAAGGATGTGTCTTGTAGCTGTATTAGAGTTTAATGCAGCTAACTTCTGTAGACCAACTAATGAGTTAGGGTCAGGGTTAGAACCATCACGTGCCTCATTAAGACCGGTCACCGACCTAATCATATCAATGTAGTGGTTCATATTTGTAATCAACATCTGCGTTTTAGCTGCACCTGAGTTAGATGTAAGCTGAGTGATAGGCACTCTTGCATTGTTGAACTCGCCATCTTGAGTATAGCTTCTACCAATTACACTACCTGTTTGGAAGTATAATCTTAAAGCATCCTCAGGATTATATGCATTGCCCGTACCTAAGTCAATTTCGTTTAGACCATCAGCATCAATGAAGACACCATCAGGAACTGTACGTGCAATAACTTGTTGTAATTTTAAATGGGTGATTTGAATCAAATCAGCAAATGGTATCATCCTTCTGCATAGTGATTCAATAGCACCTTTGTACATACGAGGAGCGCAAGCAACATAGTTAGGTATTGCGTGTTGAGATGCTGACTTAGGACGAACCATATTCTCAGACAACTTCCACTGCAATAAGATATTGGTACCCATTACCATAATACCTTCATACCAAACATCAATAACTTTTTCAATCTTTTCAAAGTTACCCTCTTCCATCATTTCAACAGGAGGGTTGAAAGTTTCGTCTTTCTCAATTACTCGAGAACCACCACCTTCAAGTTTCTTCTTTTTGTAAACAACTTTTTTAGTTGACTTATAATTAAAATACAACAACGTGCAAGTATCTCTGTAGAACATATCGTTCTGATAGAACTGTGCTACGTTGTAGTAATCATACCACGCTTGACTGTATTGAGTAATTTCTTGTAAATCTTCTTTCGTTAAAGATTGGTCAATCTTCATTAACTCAGTTAATGGCAATGTCTTAATCTCTCCCCAATAAAAACAATCTTTAAAGAATGGGTCTTCTGTATAGCTGTAAACAACGTTAGCCGGGTCTACATAACTTATCTTAACACCTGTGCCTTGTAGGAACTCGTGCTTTGCAATACTAATACCAATAACAGTTTGGTCGTAATTTAATCTTCTACGAGTATCTTCATAATGATTCTCATCAAAGATTGTATTGATTGCTTCTTCTTCTGCTATTTCAATTGCAGGCTTATATTTAAGCTGCATATATAATGACAACTCATCGTCTGTTTCAGGAAGTTCTTCAGGGTCCATTAAAAATGGATTAGCACCTGTTAACTCTTGAATTTTTGTAAGAACAGGCTTACCTGCCATTTGTGTTTCAAGCATATCTTGATACTTGTTTCTTTTAGCTTGAGACATTGCATCTTGTGCATATGCTTTCACTTTAAACAATCTATCAGACATTCCATTAACAACAATATCAATAAACTTTGGTATAATAGGAACAGGAGTCCAATCAAGATTCAAGTAAGACAAATCACCATCAATAGCCAACTCATTTTTGTATTTACCAATCGGCTGCTCACCTCTCGCATATAGTCTTAGTCTGCGGAAATCTTGCCATTGACCGTAGTATCTACAATTGTTTCCATCTTTTCTAAACCATTCATATTGAATAGCCTGACCCACTTGCAACCCAAACGCATCAGATGCTTTTTCGGCATCAGTCGCTAACTGACTTGGGAATGCTGCGGTGTTTATGTTGATTGTTACATTTTTCATCTAATCAATTGACTTGTTGTTCCTTCGTTTTTATACTTAGCGAAGTTAATAATTAATTTTGATTCTTTTTTCTCCGGTATATATAAGTGCTTCTGATTAGCCATAATACATAATCCTGAACTAATGGAAGCATCGAATTTCGTTCTATCGTTGATGTCAAATTTTGCCCAATCCTCAAGTGTCCTTGTGAACGGCATTGTACCCATTTGCTCCGGGTCTCTATACTTTGCTTCTAAATCAAAACCTACAAACTTCTCTACATAAGACTCGATGGCTGATGCGTGTGCTTGCTTAACATCCTCAGATGAGTTTGGAATACCTCCCAACTCACGCTCGGTTTTTGTCAACTTTGCTAACTGCTTGTCAGGTCTATTGATTGAGTAACCTCTGTAACCTCTATTCTTTAGATGGTATAAAAGTCTCGGTTTGTTATTCTCTACTAAGATAGGCATTCCGTAGAATACTATTGCCATAAGAACTTCCTCAAAGAATATTTCCGCAGTTTGTGGACGAGCAATATATTCTAAGAAAAACTCATTTACAGGAGCATCATCCATATGGAACTTAGTCATACCGTGCAGTGCACCATTAGACCCACGTCCCCCGACTACGGCTGAGATGTCATAGGAGTCACAACCAAATGAACCAAGATGCTCGTTGCCGGGGTACTTAACACCATTACGTGTATGTACATTGTTTTGCATATGCTTAGGCGGTGCCCAACTAATATTGAACCTTCCTCTTGGGTCAGGCGTCCATATCACCTCAGTATCTTTAATACCATCCTTCCACGAAAACATTCCACGAGTAAGGTAATGCTCCTTAATCATTGAGTCGTTATAGTCAATCTGCTGATAAATCTTTGTAAGGTTGAACAGGGCTTGCTTGCTCTCATCACGAAATGCGTGTGACTCTGTACGTGGGAACTGACGGTAAAATTCGTTCAGTGCATCAGCGTCACTCTTTAGTGAGTCAACCTCCGCTTCCCAATAGTCAATGGCTCCGTTTTTAATCATCATCCCGTCCACGCCCATAATTGGCTCTTCGGGTTTGCGGAATACAGGATGCCCATATCTATCAATGAACCCTTCCATATTCCATTCCATCGGAATAAATATAGCGTATAGTCCACTCTTAGTCTGCCCGTTGGCGTTACGAACCTTCACATTGGAATCCTCGTAAATATCTTTATAGTTCTGCCCCCCTTTGCTAAGTGCATTGGACGTTGAACCCATCATGCACTTGCCAATAATCTTGCTACCTAAGCGAAGACAGGTTTTAGTTACACGCCAATTCTCCTTAATGTTTACAGGCTTGGTCCACTTGGCAGACTCATCGTGCGCCAAGAAAAGTAGCTTCTCTCCATCGTAGGAGTTGTCCTCAGTATTTTTCCAATCTATTGACGTATCAAGACCATCGACATCATTGTCGTCAGTCTCGTACATATTCTTCTTGGTAATCTTAGCTGCCGGTACCCTGTACGCAAGCTCAGTCTTTGGCTTGTCCATACCATCCATCACAGGTTTGAAAAAGAACGGTAGACGGCTATTGATAGGTACAACCTTGTCGGTGAACATCTTCTTAGCATCGGCACCCGTCTTTGATAAGATGCCTATACGTGCGTCACGTGCGAGCGTACCTATGTTGACACACTCAGACGATGACATAAAAGAGAACCCTGAACGTCTAATCTTAAGGTATATCATACCAAATGACCTTGGGTCAGCACGACAGGCTTCCCAAAATATCCAATAGATTCTATTGGCTTCACGGAAGTCAGGATAACCCACGTCAATACTTGACCACTGCAAGTACATATAATGTGAGCCTGTTATGTAGGTTTTCTTTCCGTTGTTCATAAACCAAAAGCCTTGCTCTCTATAATCAAACTCCTGCTCGATATAGTCTACCCAACGGTTCTTAAATTCTTTTGGCTTTTCGTTCCACTGAAATATGGATTGGATTTTAGCTAAGTCTCTTGGCAATGGTTGACGTTCCCAATACTGTTCAGCGTTAGCGGAGTGTCTTTGAAGACACTTATCAGGAGTGGCAGGTAACGCAATGCGCAATCCTTCTATCTCGTATATCTCACCTATCTGTCCGGTTTTTGAAATTACAACAACATCGTATTGGTCGTTATAGCCGTAAAGCCACGACTTGACTCTATTTTTATTAGAGACAACTGCAGGTGGGATATAATCCTTGAGCACCTTGCATAGGCTATTGTTTTGACCTTCGTTCTGCAAATCCTTGTTTTGTATCGGTTTTACTTACTCCACGTTCTGCGGAGTCTAAGTTTTCTTTCTCTGCTTCTATTCTGCTTAGTATCTCAAACGCATCAAAGATGGCTAACTTCTTAGCGGCTGCTGCATTCTTCATCTTATCGGCAGCCACATCAGGGTTATCTGAGTCGGTATTAATAATGTCTTCCTCAGCCACTTTCACAAGATGGTTGACAGCCTTGTAGCCGGCTTCAATAATACGGAGCTTTATTTCTTTGGTGTCTCTCATTACTTTGCCTTTAAAAATATTATCTGAACCAATCTTGCTGTTTCTCCTTCTCCAAAGTTATTAAATAAATTCCTCGAGTGTGGAGCATCAGAAGTAAACGCAATCATACGATTGAACTTAGAGTACATTGTAAAAATTGGTTTTTGATTCTCATCATAGATGGTTGTGCCATCATCCTCAGGAGCCTGCTCGTTTAGGTATAACAAGCAAGTGATGTCACCCATCATCTCGTCCGTATGTATGAAGTTTGGTTCTTCTTGGTTGAGCGGAGACTTACGAATAAAGTTTAAATCTACCTTGTAACCAACGAATAAGTTGGTGACGTATAAGGCGAACTCATCATTATTGTCACGAGGTTGAATGTTCCTGAATACGTTGTCACCATCTGCCACGTCTTGGAACTCGTGAATGTGGATGTCTGATACATAAGCAATTGGGTCTTTAATAATGTTGTCGAATGTGATTAGATTCATAATTTAATTGTTATTTGGTGGTCGTACATTCTATATAATTTCTCATCATCTACGGTAAACTCATATTCACTATCAGGACTAAAGCATACCATATCGCCTTCTTTGATACCACGTTCAAGTAAGTACTCGTTAGGGTATTTCATTAAACCAACGAGAGGCTCGTTGGTAAATGGCTTCTTGATATAGCTTTCAGTTACAGGTACAGGCTTGACAAAACAAAACCTATCATAAGCATTCCATTTACCATTCTGCTTATACATAAAGAACTGCTCGGTCTCTATAAAGAATAGGTCGTCTTTAAAAAAAGACTTGCCACTCTTCTGCCTACCCCGCATATCATTATAAAACTTGAATACGTTATGGTGCACAAGTAAAGTGTCACCCTCCTTGATGGGACCTTTGTAACCTAATGGAAGTTCTACTACTTCTGCAAATCGGTTAGAGAACTTATGGTCTTCCTCTGAAGTGCTGACAATAAACTCTACCCCACCAATGTCTTTAGTGTTGTCGTATCGTTTACCGTTTACCGGCTTAGCTATAAAATAGAATGGTGACTTCATTAAAAGTTTATATTGTATTCAATTGAAATTGGTATTGTAGCATTAAACTCTTTCCAAAGCAAAACTTCCGCTTTGTCGTTAATAATATATATTTTAATAGATTGTCTTTCGGCATCAAGTTTAATTAAGTGTATCTCATTGGTATCACCAAGAATTTTCTGCCCTACAATGTAGTGCATTGCTCCTCCTTTATAATCCGGTCCTATTGATATTTTGCGTATGTCCATTATTATTACTTTTATTATTTAGACCAAATTTAATCCATTTATACCAAATACGCTCGTGAATATAATATTGAATAGGCTTATATACTAATTCGGCAATACTAAATGCTGCTCCAACTTTTACTGAGCCACTCATAAACCACATTATAAAAAATCCAATTGCAGTGCTTAAGATTCTGTAACTAATAGTTTTAGCTATATGTCTTTTCTTTTGAACTATCATAATCCTAAATCTTTTCTTATTTTGGTCGCAGATATTTCAGCTATTTCAGTTGGAGGGATATGCTCAATAATATCGTAGCCTACGCCTCTACCAAAGTTGACAGAAGAAATATCGGGAACAATAATAACTTGTACGTTTTCATTATCCCAATACTCTTTTGATATGTTTTCAAATACTTCCCTTGTAGTAAATGGATTCTTCTCATTCACTTCACCATCTCTTACAGCAATGCATACCCTTCCCCCATTATCAAGAATTTGCTGAAACATTTCTTTATGACCATTATGTAAAGGTTGCCAACGTCCAATAAATAAAGACCATTGACTATCCTTACACTCCATTGAACTTGCAACGTGTACTTTTTTACTCCACATATGATTTGATTTTATTTAAGCATTCTTCTACCGTTAAGTTGTCTGTGTTAATCTGTAGAAATGTTTCTAACTCAGGCTCTTCAAAGTCACTTACGTGAAATTTTTCTCTGCCTCTTGGATTTGTATATGTTAGATAAACCCACTTCACATCATCAGTAAGACTGTTTAAGTAGTCTCTTGCTTCTTTGTATGGATACACCAACGATAAAACCACAGACTCACCTTCGCTATTTATATAATGGGCAATATCACTTGCCCTATTTAAATTTTTAATTCGACCTTCTTTGCTATAATCTTTGTTGGCAAATAGTTCTCTTAGCTTATCTCCATCTATATTATGAACACCGATTTCATTAGCTAAAGTACTTTTACCACTATGAGGTTGACCAAATAATACTATTATCATTTTGAGTATTTAAATTGTTGAAAGAACCATTGATAGTTATCCCATATCCAATTAGTCACGTCCTTACCTAAAAGTTGTTTTGCTCTTGAAGGAACCGGTTCTAATTTAGTCCTGATGATGTGGTCTCCAAAACTGCCATATACCTCATCATCTTCTTTGGTAACCTGCTCTATGTTATCCCAATCGTGCTTAAAATATGGTATACCTAAGTATTCATATATCTTAATCATAGTAGTGTCAGGATATAAGCATAGGTCTTCAAACTTTACAAACAATATGTGTTTGTCTATACCTAATCTATACAACTCTTGAAGTCTTTCAATAGCTAATCCAATAGGTTGAGACTGTGCCCATATGTCAACACGTTTAGGTACTGTTGTACCTTGCATCTGTGCCCAATTAAGAATGGCATTTGCTTTGTCAGGATTCTTTCTGTAGTTATTCTCCATAGACGCAAATACGTCTCTAAGGTCCCTTACCATACATATAATCTTTGGCTCAGGGTGAATAAAATTGAGGAAGTCATAATGGATTCCCCATCCACGAGATTTGTCTACAACATATTTCTTGTCGGTAATAGCATTGTAATAAGCTGTCATACCTTCTTTGCAAAATGCTTGGAAAGCTGTTTTCATTATTTCAGGGTCCTGTGCTTTAAACTCAGGAGAGTCTGTATAATTACCTCTTGCTGCAAATACAAGTTCTAATACACCTGATGTAGGTGTTGCGTATATGTCAGGGTTCTGTGCTAATATATTTTGTAATAAAGTTGACCCTGCTCTTGGCAAGGAACTTTGATAGAATATTTTGTCCATATTATTTTTTAAGAGATGCTATAATCTTATCTACGTCAAATATTTCATCCTCATTGTTATAAGGGAACTCTAATAAATCACCTGCGATATTATACTTCTGTAAGAATGAATTTCTTAACTCAGGCTTTTTAGTTTGAGGGTTTGCTAAAATATTGTCGTGTAAGCTATGACCAAAGACAACCGGTGTATTGGCTATCCAACATACAGTACTTGGCTTGTTAATGGCAGCAGCAGCGTGCTGACCAAAACTATCCATAAGTAATCTTTTATCGCTTAGTTCAATTAAGACTGCTAATGCTCTAAAGTTATCCGAAACTGTATAGGTGCCATCGTATGACAATTGGTCTTCTCTCCTAATATGGATAATGTTATATTGACTTTTAAACTCTTCTATAATTTTTGTTACAACAGTTGCAGGAATATCTCTTGCCCAAGAATACTTTAGTTCTTGTTGCGCTGCACCACCATTGGTCTGTAATAAAAGAATAGGTTTGTCTGATGCAAACTTTTTAGAGAAGAAAGACTTCTCTCTATCTGTAATAAATAATTCGGGATTGGTTGACTCAGGTTTCTCAATGCCAAACATATTGCACCACGTGTGCACTAAATGTTCTGACTGAGATAAATGACCTGCTTCAAAATAAGGGTCGTGTCCAAGAAACTTGAACTCTTTGTTTTCAATGTAGTCTTGGTAAAAGTACTGAGTACCACCAAAAGCAAATGCTCTGTCTACATTGGGGTTATCCAAAAAAACTTCAGGATAACCACTCATTACTATTAATTGCGAATCAGGGTATTGTTTTTTGATTTGCTTACATACTGCCGTAGACATTATGGCTTTACCAATACCCCCATTTATTTGGAAGATTATATTCATATTAGATTAGATTTAATTGCCAATAAAAAAACTCCTACTATTCTGTAGGAGGTACGTATGCTAAAACATCAGTTGCTAATTTGTCTAACAACGATTGGTCTAAGTCAGCAGCTTGAACTCTAAATGACTGAGCATTTGGTTCATTAGGAAGCCAATCAGAGAACAATGTATTGAAGTTATTGATAGCGTGGTAAGTTTTAGGACCGGTATAACCTTCAGGTTTTCCTGCCCATACATTGTCAACTACAGCATCAACATCTGCTTGGAAAGCAGCAATTGGTGCTTGTACGTTTTGCGTATCAGATATTGCTTGAACTGTGCCAAATCCAAAGATGTGTAGCGTGTTCCATAAGTTTGCCATAGTAATATTGTTTTGTGTAAAATTATGATTTATTTTCTAATTTTAATAATCTTTCATTTATCTCTTTGAAAGCGTTTACATAAGAAGCGTAAATAGCGTCTTTCTCAAATTGTAGGATTGGACTACCTAAATTCTTATCAAGAACCTCTAAGCCATTCTCATCTACTCTTGAGATACTATTGGTTTCTACCACACAAGCCATAGCTTGTTGTACTTCCTGTGCTATAAAACCATACTTTTTGTGGCAAGAAGAATCTCCATTCCAACAGTAACTTACAGGTCTTAGCTTAACAATGTCAGATAGACCAAAGCCTGTATCTTGAATGGTATTTTTCCTTCTGCAATCAGATATACCACCACCCCATTGACATAGGTTGTTTACAAATGTATAGTTGTTTGCTACACCAAATAAACAAGAACCAATCATATGAGCGTTGAAAGCACTGTTTGTAGTATTATTAAATCCTCCAAGTACTGATGAGTAACAAGAGTTTGCTACGTTGTTAGAACCTGCTCCAATAAATGTACAAGCTCCTGAAGCTACGTTTAAATATCCTCCTGATACTGTAGAACATGTACCTGACGCAGTATTGTAAGAACCTCCTCCTACAAATGAATGACCACTTGACGCAGTATTTGATTGACCGCTACCTACAGCAGAATGACTACCTGATGAAGTGTTGCTTTGACCTGCTCCAATAAAAGAATAACTACCTGTAGCTCTATTGACATTACCTGCTACTATACCTGACCAATTACCTGAAGTATGGTTATCATAACCACCAAGAACTGCACTATAACTACTACAAGTTCTATTATTTGCGCCTCCTACAATTGCTGAATAAGAAGCCGATGCTACGTTAACCCCTGCGCCCCCACCACCTGTACCCACAAATGAATGGTAACCTGATGCGGTATTGCTTGTACCACCTGCGACAACAGCACCATAATTACTTGCTGTGTTATTTCTACCTCCACCAACGGTTGCTCCAATAGAATTAGCTACGTTATTACAACCTCCTGCTACAGTAGAACGAACCCCTGATGCTATGTTAGACTGACCACCTCCTACTGTTGAATAACATCCTGATGTTGTATTTAAATATCCACCTGCAACAACTGAGTTTCTTCCTGTTGCTGTACTTGATTCTCCACTTAATATAGAAGAATAATAGTTTCCTGATGCTGTATTGTTATAACCTCCACCAATAACGTGTAATCCACAACCACAAGCTCTGTTTCTATCTCCACCACCTACAAATGAATGTCTTGCTGCTGCTACGTTCTGAAATCCTCCTCCAATGAAAGATAAACATCCTGTATTCACTTTGGTTGGAGCAACAGTAAATCCTACACCATTCCATGTTCCACCAATTGTATTATTACCAACACCTCCTGCCACTGTAGCACCTAAGTTACATTGGTCATTAACTGAATGGAATATTGTATTACAATAACCACCACTTAATGTTGTATATCTTCCTGAAGATGTATTCAAAGCACCACCTCCAACTGTAACATAGTTTGCACAAGCTACGTTTGCATAACCACCACCTACAATTGCATTAGTAAAAAGAGCAGCATTATTTTGACCCCCTACCACATATGCAAAAGCCCCTGATGCTGTATTACCTCTACCACCTCCTATGAAAGAACAAGCTCCTGAAGCAGTATTACCACACCCACCACCAATTACACTTACTGCACCTGAAGATATATTAGCTTGACCACTTCCAACAAAACTTTTTTCTCCTGATGCTGTATTTTGATTACCACCACCAACTACTGAATAGTTTGCCTGACCTATATTACCAAACCCACCTGCAATTGTTGATGCATATGCTGAAGATGTATTACAATAACCTCCTCCTGCAAATGAATAATCTCCTGTAGCTTTTACAACTCTGCCACCAACTACACTGCTATGACTTCCTGTTGCACAGTTAAAAAGACCTCCACCAACAAATGCTCTAAAACATACAGCACAGTTTAACTCTCCACCAACTACAACACTATATGCACTACCTGAATTATTGGCACAACCTCCTCCTACAAATGAGCAGTTACCATTAGCAGTATTTGCTCTACCTCCTGACACTGTAGAATAGGATGCTGATGCTACGTTAGAAATACCTCCTCCAATAGTTGAAGTATTTCCTGAAGCTGTATTACTTCTACCTCCTCCTACAGTACTATCAGAACCTGAAGCGGAATTACCAAACCCTCCTACCACAGCAGACATATACCCACTTACAGAGTTAGCTGCACCACCACCAATAAACGTATAAGTATTACTTGTAGCATTTTGGTTACCACCTGCTATTGTTGAACTTGTATTGTTAGCTGCATTATTAGAACCGCCTCCAACAACAGAACAAGCACCTCCTGCTCTATTCTGAAATCCTCCTCCTATGAAAGAGTATTGACCTGCTGCACTAAATGTTGGTGCTGAGGTAAAAGAACAAGTACTTAAGCACCAAGCACCACCTGTAGTATTATTACCAACACCGCCCACTACTACTGCACCATAAGCTAAACAACCTGATGTTGGATTATATACATTATTGCAGTTACCACCACCAATAAATCCACCAAAAGCAGCAGCATAGTTTTTACATCCTCCACCAACAGCAGAACTTAATCCTAACGCTTGGTTTCCATAACCACCACTTACTGTAGAACCGCCATTCCCTGCTGCTTCATTACTTAACCCACCACCAATAAAAGAATATGCCCCTGAAGCTGTTCCAACTCTACCGCCTGCAATAGTAGAGTGTAGTGCTGATGCTGTATTACAACAACCACCTCCAACTGTTGCTCTTCCTGCAGTAGCATAGTTATTTATACCACCACCCACTGTTGAATATGCAGATGTTGCACTATTTCCTTGACCACCTCCAACTGTAGAACAAGTACCTGATGATATATTACCACAACCACCACCTACTGTCGAGTGCGTTCCTGATGCTGTATTGTTTTGACCACCTATGATACTACTCACACCTCCTGATGCTGTGTTATCATATCCTCCACTAATAGTAGAATAGTTATTATTTGCAGCGTTTGAATACCCACCACTTACAGTAGATTGAAGTCCTGAAGAACGGTTGTTAGAACCTCCTCCTATAAAAGAATAACTTCCTCCTGAAATGTTAGTAATTCCTCCTACAATAGCTGAAATATATCCTGATGCAGTGTTACTTACCCCACCAACAACTGTAGAAATTCCACCTGAAGCTGTATTACCACTACCACCACCAACTGTTGAACAAGCTCCTGATGCTCTTGCTGATATACCACCTGATGCTGTAGAATAATCCCCACAAGCATAAGTTTCTCTACCACCTGCTGCTGTTGAAGCATATCCTATTGCTTTATTACCACAACCACCTGCAATTACAGAATGAGCACCTGAAGCAATATTTGCTGCTGCACCTGCTCCTCCTCCACCACCTATTGTTGAACAAGCTCCTGAAGCGGTGTTATACAAGCCACCTAAAATAGCTGCATGACTTCCTGAAGATATATTTACAGCACCTGCTCCAATGACTGCTCTATAACCACTTGCACTATTGCTTTGACCTCCTGATATGGTAGATTGATAATTTGTAGCATTGTTATCATACCCACCCAATATTGCTGAATAACATCCTGTAGAATTATTTTGTCTACCTCCTGATGTAACAGAATAAGAACCACTTGCTGTGTTTGTCCAACCACCTCCAACTGTTGCTCTGTAAGTTGTTGCACAGTTATTATACCCTCCACCAATAGTTGATTCATAACCTGTAGCCATATTATTACAACCACCACCTATAAACGCTCCTTGGTTAGTTGCACAGTTAAATACACCACCACCTACAGTTCCATATAATGCTGTTGCTCTATTCTGAAATCCTCCTCCTATTGTTGATAATTGACCTGCTGCATAAATAGTAGTTGGAGCAACAGTAAAATACCCATTAGGACTCCATGTACCACCTGATGTATTGTTTCCTGCACCACCTGCTATTGTAGCTCCTGCTACACAAGTGGTTGCTGTGGCACAATATAATATATTACAAACACCACCTCCTATGAATCCATCATTACCATTTACGCAGTTTTTATAACCACCTGAAATAGTTGATGAATATCCTTCTGATTTATTACAAAAACCTCCACCTGCAAAACCATATGTACTAGACGCACTATTTAATCTACCTCCTACAACAGCTGACCTTTGTCCCCCTGCAATATTTACATAACCACCACTCACAGTAGATTGGCTTCCATTAGCTTGGTTGCCATAACCACCACTAACAGTAGTTCCACTTGCTGTTGCTCTATTTCCACATCCTCCTCCTACTGTAGAACAAGCTGCACATGATACGTTTAGATATCCACCACCTACAACAGATTGATAAGAAGATGCTGTATTTAATAAACCTCCTGAAACATTTGACCTACATCCTGAAGCTGTATTACTATCACCACCTGATATAGTGGAAAATCCTCCACTTGCAGTGTTTGCATATCCACCTGCCACTATAGAACAAGCTCCTGAAGCTGTGCTACTATATCCACCACTTACTGTTGCATATGAAGCATTAGCTATGTTACTTCTACCACCACTAATTGTTGCCCTTGTTCCTGATGCAGTGTTTGTATTACCACCACCCACAAATGAATAAGTCCCTGAAGATGTATTTTGATAACCGCCACCCACTGTAGAATAATTACCATAAGCGTGTGAAGCGTATCCTCCACTTGCTGTAGCATTTACTCCACAGGCAACAGTAAAATTACCACCACCTACAAATGTATATGCATTAGAAGCTGTATTGCCTTTACCCCCTGCGACTACAGAACAGTTACCTGATGCTGTATTAGATTGACCTGCTCCTACGAAAGACCTTTCCCCTGATGCTATATTAGCACACCCAGCACCAATAAAAGAACGACCACCTGATGCTGTACTATCTGTTCCACTAACAATACCTGAATATGTTCCTGATGCAGTATTACTAAACCCACCTAATGAAGCAGAATAGTTTCCACTTGCATTATTAAAAATACCACACCTAACTGATGAACAAGTTCCACCTCCAAGCACAATAATGGCTTCACCTGAATAAGGTGCTGTATTGGTAATACAGAACGTACCTGATGTTGTAATTGGAGACCCGCTTATGCTTATTCCACTACCACCATTTGCGGCAACACAAGTCACCGTACCTACGCAAGTGGTTTTATTATTGAATGTATTCCAATCAGTACTACTTAAATAACCATTGCAAGCTGTGCCTGCTTGTGTGATGCTAATAGCACCTGTTCCACTATTATAAACAATTGGAGCACTTCCACTTAATGAGCCTAATGTAATAAAATTAGAGCCATTAGTGATTTGATTATTATTAGTTGGGATAGTTATAACACCCGTAGTGCTATTGTAAGCACCACTGCCTGCTGCAAATGATAATGCAGCACGTGCTCTACTATTTAAGAAATATTGATTTGTAGTTCCTTCAGGAATATTGTCAGTAGTCAAACTAACAGCACCTGTAAATCCGTTTACACTTACTACAGCGTCAGTATTATCTACTTGCTGCCACGCTGTACCGTCAAATATTGCCCAATCCCCTACGAACCAATCTGTGATTCCATCAAGATTTGTAGTACCGGCTACATTTACAATGTAATAGTAACCTCTTGTACCAACACCGCTTGTTAATGTAGGTGTATTAGTTGAAGCGTTCCACGTGCCTTGATAAACTGAACTACCAATTAATCCATTGATTTGGTTCTGTACTTTACCAAATGCTGTAAGAATGCTATCAGTAGCACTAATTGAACCTCCGGTAATATTAACTCCCGTAAGAACCTTCCCTGTTACTGCTGCATTATTTAAAGTAACCGATGCAGCACCCGGACCACTCGCTGTTGCTTCACCTGTAAGTGAAGTAATATAGTTACCGGCTGCTTGCTTATTATTGAAAGTAGTCCAATCAGTTGAACTTAAATATCCATCCTGACTTCCACTTGCTTGTTGAATTGTAATATTTGGAGTAGAACCACCGCTTGATGCCAATGGACTACTTGCTGTAACATTACCTACCTTAGTATTGAAAGTTGACCAATCAGCAGCACTTAAAGCACCACGATTAGCAGCACTTGCTGTAGGAACGTTTAATGTAATTACAGGAGTTGTTGTACCATTAGCCACGCTTGAACTCAAGTCAGTGCCACTTGTACCCAATGTCAATGCAGCTACTGATGTAACTGTACCAACACTCCAACTTCTGTCAGCACTCAAGTCATACTGAGTACCATTGATAGAAAGAAGTCTTGATGTAGGCACATAACTTCCTGCCGGTTGCTTGTTATTGAACGTGTTCCAATCTGTAGAAGAAAGGTACCCATCACTCGCTGCGCCTGATTGTGTAATACTAAATGTTCTATTTGCACTCAAGTTACCACCGCCTTGTAAAGGAGCCGTAGTTGAAATAGTTGTTGCAGCATTTGCAGGAGTGTATCCTAATATGCCACCAATTGTATTTAATTCGTATCTGCTATTAGTAGTATTCCAATAAATA